AGGTACAATGTCAGCAGTAGCAAACGATTGTACAGGATAATTTTTTATCTGTGTGAAATATGTCACACTACCATTACGTCTACGTTGTACGTCAGGGAATGCAAACTCACGACCAGACGGTGTAGTGATCTTGCCTGTGTTCAGTGCCTCACTTGCTAATGAGGTGTGCCACTTAGCAATGCCACTGTATTTCTTTGTGAACTGCTGATAGTACTCAGCTTCTGCCTGTGTCCTACCGAATCCACTTGCCCCATATAGGGGGGCGAATGTATGTGCCTTGGCTTCCTGTCTGGACATGTGTTGACCTGCATCACTGATAACCTTGGCGGTGTATGAGTGTACGTCAAAACCTGTAGTCACCTCATCAATGGCAGTTTTGTCCTGTGATAGGAATGCAGCCACACGAAACTCAAGTTGGGCAAAGTCAGCTTCCATTATATGACCACCATCCCATCGTGATTTGAATACACGTTTAACAGGGAACGTACCACCACGTGGCATGTTCTGCATGTTAGGGTCTGCCCCTGACAGTCTGCCAGTACCTGTGCGATGTTGCAACAGTCTGACATGAAGTTTACCATCCTGCTTGACGTGGGTTGAAATGCCCTCTACAAAACTGGAGAGGTAGGTTTCTACGGCAGATAGCCTACGAACATTAGACAGAAACTGTTCTGCCTCTGTGTTACCTTTACTACGAGCAACACTCTCAAGGTACACAAGGTTATCCTTGCTAGTGCTAAAGCCATGAGCACTTACCCACTTACTGTTTGGCGCAGTAAACTTTAACCCCGCCTTGTCGGTGGTGTCCAGAAATAAAAAGCCAACAGCATCACAATCAGAACATCTATTAGTTCTTGCATATGGTGTTCCATCCTTCCTTACTTTTTGTATGTATCCATTACCTTTACAGGTATTGCATTGCTTTGCCTTCTGCTTGTACAAGACATCACTACTGTTACGTACCTGATACTTGTAGTCCTGATCGTCCATGTAGTCGTCAAACAGATCTGCCCAATGCTTTTTGTTCTTGGGTTTGCGGCTGTAAATAACCCAAGATAATTGCTCTGGGCTATTGAGATTGATAGGTGTGTCACCCATCAGTGTACGTACTTGTGCATCAAGGCTGGCTATTAAAGTGTCACGTTCTTGTGTAAACTCTTGCCTAACTTCCTCAAGTACTGACATGTCAACAGCAAAGCCACGTTGATAAATACGTGCAAGATGTACAGCAAGCTGATTGGTTAGTCGTATTGTTCCTGCCAGTGTACTACACTCCTCGTACTTCGTCATCAAACGTAAGTACAGTTGTTGTGTTGCCTTTATATCATCAATGCAGTAGCTCTCTAGCTCTTCGTATGGCATGTCTCGAACTTGTTTACCAGCCTTCAACCACTCCTTCATGGTGTCTTGTTTCTTAGTGTCAAGTTCGTAACGTTCTGCACATGCCTCAAGAGACAGTGGTTCTTTCCGTCCACGTTGCAATACATACTCGCCTAGCATGGTATCGAAGATAGGTCCATTATATGTGAACCCAGACTCCCATAACCACAATAGATCGTGTGAGGCATTGTGCATGATAAGTAGAGGAGCACAGTCAAGAAGGTCTTGTACTATCTGTGCTCCCCTGTCGGTGGGTGGATGCTCTGCGTGATCAAATGTCACAATTGTTTCGTTACCAAGATCATCTAGCATACCCACCATGACTAATGTATTCTCAGGTTCGAATGGATCAAGATGTTTCTTGCCATCCCGTTTGGTCACAGTGTTTTCTACGTCGAGTGTTAAGTGTTTCATTCGTCTAGTATTACCTCATTTGTATACAACCTGTCAAGGTGTTCGTGAAACTCTTTGTCATTAGCATACATTTCCATTGCAGTTACTGCTTCTTTCAATGTTAGATTGGTACGTTTCATTGCTGAGTGTAGCACAATCTCCTCTGTCATAGTTGCTGTATTCATATTGTCACTCCTCGTTTAAACAAAACTCACAGAAATCACCTGTCGATACATTTCCGCAAGACACACATTTACTTTCACCATACATGTTCTGTTTGGCTCGTTCCTTTGCCCTCTGTCTTTCTTCCTCAGTCATAGGGCGTATCTCTTTTAGCGGGATACCGAATGTGTACTTACCCGTCATGCAAGGTTCTCCGTTTTATCTTGGCTATCCTGTGACCATTCAGAAGATACTGGTGGGTTGTTCTCACCGTAGTTTCCGTACTCATCAAACCTCTCATCTTTGTTGTACCTGATGTGATCCTCAATGAAGTCATACACTAACTGTATATCCATCTTGGCTGCTGCACAGTACATCACTAGCTTCAAGCCTTCCTCTGTGAGTAACCCACGGGCATGTGCATCCATGTGAAACTTAAATGTTGCACCACCATCTTCGTGTTCCTCTATGGTCTCGACACCAATGATACCTGCGTCTTTATTCATCGTTCGTCTCCTTTACCCAAACTTATACTCTGTCAAGCCATCTGTCAATGCTGCCCATGATATAGGAAACAGCTTACGCATTCTGTCACTGATCTGTGTAGCAACTTCTCTTGTCTCAGCCTGTGTATCAGAAGCACAACGTAGGTTACACATATCAGCAAAGGCATCAAGGCTACCTGACCAGTACCACTCTGTCATCATACTCTGTGGCAGTACCATACGTGCTTGCTCTGGACACACACCTGCTTCAAGTAATGTTTCATATTCATACAATGCTGATCTGTTAAACTCATGTGGAACTAGATAGGGAACTCTAACTTCACCTGAACTTCCTTGCTTTACATCCTCTGCTCTACCACGCCATACGTCAGGCACATAAAACTCAGGTTCACTATCCACGTACCTACGGCTAATCTCATTCCAACGCAGGAACTTATGCTTCACAAGTTGACGTGCCACAAAGACAGGAGCCTTGACATGGAAGCTGGCAAAGCAATGCCCGAAGGGAGACATGTGTTTGTGCTCTGCCAGATACCAGATTAGTTTCTCATCCTTCTTTTCAAGCTCCCATTTACCTATCACATGATCCACACAGATCATACCTGATCGTTTACCAAATGACACACGGGCTGCATTCACTACTGTAATGTCACTGCCCATGTGATCCATCAGTGTTGCTTTAATCATGCTGTATACCTCGCTATTTTGTATTCAAGTTCAGTGTGTACAATACCGTGCCAACCTGTGAGTTTGTTTTTCACAATGTTAATGTGACGCTGGTTGTCTTCTTCATCCTGTCCTTCAACAGTAGCATTCTTAGAGATCATAATCATCAGATCAGCTTCTGCTGCCTTACCTGTACGACTACCTTCCATCATGGATTGGTTCAATACAACTTTGCCTTCTGCTTCAGCAGACAGTTGGGACATGTAGAATACTGCACAGTTGTACATCTTTGCAATCTGTCTGGCATGTATTGCATTAGCCTTGAGTGCTTCATCAGGACGTGCAAACCCACCTGTCTTGGCGAACTTGTCACCCATGTCAAGGATTACAATGTCAGGTTTGTATGACTTGCATACAGACTCCACCCAATTCATGTCACGGCCTGTGGCATCCTTGAACATGATGTTACCACGTATACGATCAAAGATGTCGGCTGCCGTAATCTTGTTCTTACTGATCTGGAACTTGTCCATACCAGTAGCGGCAGTGATGTATCTATGTGCGACACGGTGATACCCTTCCTCGTTACACAACACAATGCACTTTGCACCCTGCCATGCAAATCCATTAGGACCAGCCACAAGAGAGGCATGGAATGATGTCTTACCTGTATTTGGTCTTGCGCCGACCTCAATCAGGTGTCCTGCATTGACGCCCTCTATCTTTCGTACAAGGGTAGGTATGTTGAATACCCACTGAGACTCAAGGTCAGTCATTGCAAGTATCGTATCAAGACTAGTGTCTTCCCATGTAACTCTTAGGTTGGGAGTGAAGTCATCGCCATACTGTTCAAGCAGCATACGTAAAGGCTCAAGACTAGACTTGTCGCCATTCACATAATCAAAGCCAAGGTTGGCAATGTCCTCACCAACTACCTGTTGAAACAGTTTGGATAGACACTTCCTGTGCTACGTCACCGCCCATAGGCTTCTCACGTTTCACCTGAGAGAACAGGTGTGAATATGCCTGTTTCTGTGCAGTTGTAAGTGTAGGATTGTTAGCCATGAACAAGGCTTCAATCTCATCTGGTGTTACGGTACGTTCGTAACGGGTCATAGCAGTGTCAATGGACTGCTTGATCTTACGTACATCCTTGCTGAATAGTCTATCAGGGCAACGAGCACCACGATGTTCATCGTAAAACTCTTTGTCCATCAAGCTACGTATGAGGGATAATTCCATTTCATTCTCCTAGCGTTGTCAGTTTCATCATGTCGGTTGGATTCCTGTACTTGAGGTCATCCAGTAGGTATAACACACGTATCTGTTTCACGTGTGATCGTAATTCTTTTGCAATTGCCAAGGTCTTTGGTAGTGCATCGGGGTCTAGGGCAATCACTGCTGTTGAGAACTGTGACAAGTATTGCTTATGTCCCTCTGATAATGATGTACCCAACACTGCTACCCCGACATATACATCATCATCTTGGCATCCAGTTCTGTCTGTCGCACCTACAATAGCTGCACTCACACAGTCCTCAACAACTACAGCAGTTTTACCACATCCGTAGGTGTATGGCAAGCTGCTATTTCCATATCTTTTCCACTTGGGTAATTTTTTTGACAGGCTACGACCCGTTGCATCCACCATTACATTGCCCTGCATAATAGGGAACACCACACGATGTTCCTTCACATCGTACAGTAGACCCAATGCCTTGGGGTCAAGCCCCCACTGGTCACAGAACTTACCAATTGCATCATAGTCCTGTACAATCCAATCAGGTTTAGAAAAACCTACAGAGTGTGTTTCTTGTGCAACACTGCCAAGGGATTTACGTATGTCATCTGCAGATAAATGCACACGTTTACCCCCAGACACAGAGCACCCAGC